GAGCAGCCGCAGCTCATGCATCATGCGGATGCCGGCCATGCCACCAGGGATGGCATTGAGACCCATAGGCGCCAGCGTGTACTTGGCCACGGCCTCCTCCTCCAGCTCGTAGACCTTGCCCAGAGAGTCGGCAGTGCCGCTGATCTGAATGACGGGATGCATGGCAATGCCTTGCTTCACCAGCTGATGCCACACAGAGTGCAGCAGCGAGCCGGTGTTGGTCTCGGCCTTGTAGCCATGCTCCCGCATTCGGGTGAGGATGTCCCGCTTGGTGATGCCCACGTAACCGTGCTGCAAAGGCTTGACAGAGTCCTCGGTGAATCGCGGATCGTTTGAATCAACTTTGAACCGGATGTGGTAAACGGAGTACTCCTTCAACAGCTCCCGGTCATACGCGTAGTGCAAGGGGATGTCCACGCGCAGGGATATGTACTCGGGATCAATTTGCGTTGGCGTGCCTTGTGGAAAGCGTGAGCCTATGAACATGACCTGGAGCCGTGAGCTGCCGTCCTGGCCAGTCCGTACGGGGTCAACGACCTTGATCGAGATGATGGCATTGTCATCCTGGGGGTGCCTGGTCATTGCCGCGAGGACGTGAGTCCCCCGGCTCTTCTGAAGCTCCTTTGGATGGCTTTTCAAGGCGTTCTTCAGGACGTCTTCCAGGTACATGGACCTGGCTCCGTCCCCGAAGATAGTCCTGATGTTTTTGAACTTCATCAGAACACCCCGAACCAGATGCCTGTCCCATGTACGCAGCCCACGGGGAAGAAGATGGCTCCGGCGATCAAGAAGCCCCAGGAGGCGGTCTGGAGGCAGGTGATGACGTGCGTGAACCAGGCACAGACCACCCATGCCCCAAGCAAGAAGGGAAATAGTTCGCTCATCGCTCGATCCCTTCTAGGCGGTCAGCCACCAGCTTGGCGTAGCCGGCGATGTCCACCCAGTGGTCGACCTTGTCGGGGTTGCCGTTGACGATACGGGCCATCTTGTGGACGATCATCTCCAGGGCTTCCCACTGGTCGTCGGTGAACGTCTTGCCGTGCTTTTGTGCGTGGTCCGCGAGCAGTCGTTTGATGCCCTGCATCAGCGCAGCGCCGTCCTTGAACTTGCCGTAGTCCACCGCGCGCTGGTTGAGCGTGGCTACAATGTTGCCACCCTCTTGCGTTGCGGTCCAGGTGGCAGGCTCAGGCACGGGCAGCGGCTCAGGCGGCATCCACTTCTTGCCTTTGAGTTTGCGCAGCTCCTGGGCGTAGCGGTCCAGAGGGATGCCCAGCTTCTTGGCAATCATGACCTGACTGGTCGTGAGCACAATCTTGCGCGGGCGGCGCTTACGTGTGGTCTTGGGGGTTTCGGCCGCGTTGGGGTCACGCACTTCAGCACGCAGCTTGTAGATGCGCGAGACGGGTTGGTTGAACTTAGCGGCTGCCTTCTTGACGTCAGCAGTTGGGTGTTTGCGGAAGTGCGCTCGGATTTTGTCGGTAACGGTGGTCATGCTTTTGCCTTTCTAGTTTCAATGATTGCATGTGCTTTGCCCTGACGAAGAACGTGCTGGACGAAGTCATGCGCCTTTTCGATGTCATATACAGTGGCGTTAGCCAACTGCTCCTCATGCACGTCCATCACCAGCTTCAGGGCCTCCCATTGTTTAGCTGTCATGATGAACCGCATGTTCCTTTCGACGCCCTTGCGCGCCAACTCCAGCAGCGCGTTCTGGGCCTCGTTGATTTCCTTCAACCAGTCAGAGCCTAAGCCGTTCGTGGCAAGTGCCTCGGATATGTTGATGGCTCCAATGAGCATGTCGATGTCTTGCTTAGTAGCGTCACCCTTGCGTAATTGCTCCAATGCCTGGCGGTTCTTGATCTGAACGCTCAGGTAGATGCCTGGCAGATCGCGCACAGGTTTTAGGCCTGACAGCACGAAGTCCAGGGGGCTTTGAAGGATCGCGCGGGGGCGGTACTTGCTGCGCTTTCTCATTTCAGTACTACAGCGAACAGGAAAACAACGGCAACTGCTACTAGGGTGCAGTAAGCCATGCCAGCGATGGACAGCAGTGCGGGCTGCGGCTGCCCAAGCAAGGCTGCCTGGATTCGGATGGACTCGTTGGTCATGGGTGTGGGTTTGGGGATGTACGCGCATCCAATCTTCACCTTGCCGGTGTCGATGTACCGAATCTGCGTGGGCCGTGGGCAGATGCGCATGCAGCCTGTGGTGTCGTCTTTGACTAACATCAGAAGGGTGCCTCCTCAACATCCTCAAGCGGATCGCGCTCGGGGGCATTCTGGACATCCTCAGGTGCCAGCTCCATTGGCATCACAAAGCGCTCACCATTCCACTGAGGGAATGGCCAGGGGTACTTGGTAAGTTCAGTCTTCACGCTCTTTCTCCTTTCTGTTGGTGGGCCTTGATCTTAGCAGGTCCAATTCACTTGTCAACTCCTCAACTCTTTTTTCTGCACGAAGCCAGGCTTCACGCCAGAGTCGCTGGTCTTCAAGGGTTTGAGCCGCGTCCAGTAACCTTGGCGCGATTTCCTTGTGTGTCGGGAAGTCCGCCAAATAGCGTAGGAAGTCCGATGTCCGCATTTTTACTCCATGGATGTTTTAGGTACTCTTCGCGCAGCAGGCCGTAGAGGACAAGGTCCTCGCCATCTGGGAATGCTTTGCGCATGCGTCCCTCGTAGATAAATCCCAGGCGCGATACAAAGCGCTGGGCGTTAAGGTTTTCGGCACGGATGAGGCCCGTGACCCGTGGTACTTCAAGCACTTTGAACGGCAGTTCAAAGGATGCGTTGAAGTAACTGCGCGACAGCCAGTGGCTCTTGGGCCGCGCTGCGATATGCATGTCGATGTTGGTGCTGGTCCAGGCGGAGAACACGGTGACGGCCACGAACTCGTTGTTGTCGTCGACCAGGCTGATGGCCGCGACGTTGCCTGTCAGGCCGTCGATTCCGATGATCTTTTTGGCCCAGGCCACTGCCTCGTCGGCGCGTTCAAAGCGAAGGATTTTCACGGGTGAAGTGCTCCACGATTTCGTCTTCCAGCAGGAACGTCTGCTCTTCGGACAGGGTTTTGGTGATATCGACCTGGCGAGGCTTTCCGCTGGGGCCCACGATGGTCAGCAAGACCTTGGTGATGTCCAGTTGCGCGGGCAGTTCAACTTCCTCGACCACCATGGGGTCTAGTATTTCAAAAGTGAGTTCGACGGGGAACGTCATCTCGGTCTGATATTTCATCTTGTGCCTTTTGTTTGTTGGCTGCAATGCGCTGCAGGGTTAGGGACTCTTGGTACGCTTTTTCGAATGCGGGCCTGATGAGGTTTCTCAGAACCTCGCTTTTGCTTTGCTTGTAGAACAGGGCCATCTCGCTAAGCATGAAGTACACGTCCTCAGGGGCAGATACAGCCTTGAAGCGTGATCCAGTGCGCTTGGAAGGTGAGGCCCGGGTCTCCTGATGTACGTTCAGTTTCGGTCGACCGTTCTTCTTGGGGCGGCCACGTTTGCGCTTCTTGCGTATGTAGGGCTCCGGGTACGCCGGAACCACTCGTGGTATGTCTGCTTTTCTTCGTGTCATGTATTCTCCTTTCTGCGGAAAAAGCGGCCAGGATCGCGTCCTGGCCAAAGTCCCTCTGAGGCAACTGCTTACCCCAGAGATATTATGCAGCGCTCCCCCAGCTTGTGCCAACCTCAACGTCAACGCGGGAGGGGACTTCCAGGCTCACGGCGTTGGCCATGATGTCGGCAGCCTCGCGCGCCTCGTCTTTGTTCTTGACTGAGAGGGCGATTTCGTCGTGCACCTGCAGCAGCAGGTTAAAGCCGGCCTTGTGCAGGGCCACCATGCCTGCCTTGGTCTGGTCTGCGGCTGACCCCTGGATCAGGCGGTTCAGGCCCTTGTAGGTGCCCGCACGCTTGATCCGTGAGCCGTATTCAATGATGGCCTGCTCGCGCGGCAGCGCCTTGTTCACGCCCCATTCCACGGGCTCCCAAAGCGGGAAGCGGCACTTGCGGCCTAGGAGGGTGCGGATGGAGCCACCAGAAGCCGGGTGCTCGATGCGCTTCATGACAGCGTCCACGGTGCCTTTGAGGAAGGGAACCTTGCTGTGGAAGGTGGCGATGAGCTCGCTGGCCTCATCCAGGGGCAGTTCCAGGCTGTTGGCCAGCTTGGCTTTGCCCATGCCGTACATCAGGCCCAGGCCGATGGTCTTGGCGGCCTTGCGCTTGATGCCGGCCAGGTCGGCGACCATCTGGTGGAAGTCGGTATCGGGGTTTTCCCTATATGCTCTGGCCATCTTCTCGGCACCAGGCAGGTCCAGCAATGTGGCATAGTGGACCAGCAATCGCGGTTCTTGCGAGGAGAAGTCGTTTGCCGCCCAAAGGTCGCCCTCCTCCGGCAAGAAGAGGCCGCGCACCATGGGGCCGATCACTTCGTGCCTGGCGGGCACTTGCTGCAGGTTGGGGTTGCTGGCTGAGAGGCGTCCGGTGACCGTGCCGCCATCCTCGTTGCGCATCTGGTTGAAGTGGGTATGGATGCGCCCGTCCTTGGCGCTGTGGCGCAAGTAGGGCTCCAGGAATGTGCCGTGGGTCTTGTTCAGCTCACGGGCCTCCAAAATCATCTTAGCCATGGGGTGCTCATGCGTGTCCAGGAAGCTCTTTGTAAAGCTCGGAGCGCCGGCAGCGGTCTTGGGATAGGGGATGGCCAGGCGGTCGAACGCAGCGGCGATGGACTGCGCTGCCCAGATATCCACCTGCACGCCGGCCTGGCTCTTCAGATACTTCAGGATTTCAGCTTCCTTCTTGCGCATCTCAGCCATGTGCTGCTCGCACTTGGCGCGGTCGAAGTTGATGCCCTTCAAGGTAATGTCCACCAGCACCGGCAGCACCTCGGTCTCCAGCTTGAAGATGGATTCCACCTCGTCACTGCGCATGAGCGCTTTAAGGTGATGCCACAGCTTCAAGGTTAGGGCTGCGTCCTGTTCAGCGTAGTCGCCCACATGCATAGCGGGCAGCTTCCACAATTCCTTTTTAGGGTGCACGCCGAAGTCGGATGCCGATTCCTTCAATCCCTGTTCGCTCTTGATCTCCTTGAGGTAGTCAAAGCCCAGGCTGTTAAGCGCGTAGCTGAAGCGGTTCTCGTCCAGCACAGGCGCCGCCAGCATGGTGTCGTAGATTGTGCCGTTTACCGTGAAGCCGGTGGCTCTGAGCCAGCCGAGGTCGTAGGCGGCGTTGTGCATGATTTTGTCAGCCGGCGTCGCAAGGACATCGGCCACCCATCGCTCCACAATCCGACGATCAAGGTTGCCGCCGCCGCCATGAGCAACAGGGTAATAGCCTGCCCATCCGTCAACGGCAATAGCATATCCAACAATGTAGCCGTCATTACGAGGCCAGCCTGGGCCCAGGGATTCCATGTTGGGGTCGCAGGTTTCGAGGTCAATTGCAATCTCCTTGGCTTCACTGAGGTTGGGGAATGACTGAGGAGGGAGCCACTCAGAGATTCTAGGAAACATCGACAGAGTCTTGTTATCTCGCTTCATAGTCTGAAGCCTTTCTGCTCATTCTTGGGTAGGACAACATGCAGTGTTTGCTTGGCGCGGGTGATGCCCACGTACAGCAGACGGTTGATGTCGTCGGAGTTCTTGTCGTAGTCCTTGGCAAACTTGGTGGACAGGTCCGTGAGCAGCAGTACGTTGTCCGCCTCCCCGCCCTTGGCGCCGTGGATGGTGGACAGTTTGATGGGCACGTGGCCCGTGAGCCGTGTGTTGCGGCGCAGGAGCGAGATGAGGTAGTCACGACGCTCTTCGCTGATCTTGGTCAGTGCCTTGTGCCAGATTTCTGTGGAAAGAAGTCCGTGCTTTTCTTTCAGCAGGTCGAGCGTATAGCTGATGGTTGTGTCGGCCGTGCGCAGCATCTTGTGGCCGTGCTTGATGAAGCTGCTGTCCAGGTACTTGTAGATGTGCTTGACGACCGGGTATGGCACATCACCGCCCTTGCGCAGCTTCTCCCAGCCCAGGACGGCCATCAACACGGCTTCGCTGACGCTGCGCTGTCCGTGACGCTCGAACAGCAGGCCTTGGCTTTTGATCCAGTCGTGCATGTCGGTGAGCATGTAATTGGTGCTGGCCAGGATGAGCCAGTTGCCGTGCGTGATGTCGACCTGCTGGAAGTCGTTGTAGTAGTTGATGCTGCCCGTCTCTTCGCGCGCCTTCCAGACCTTGGGCTGGCGGTGCTTGATGCGGGTGACTATGCGGTTGGCTAGGGCGTGGATTTTGGCGGGGACTCGGTAGGATTGCTCAAGGACTTTGACATCACCCGTAAACCCCAGGAAGCTGCCGACGTCTGCTCCGGCCCAGGTGTAGACAGCCTGGTCGTCGTCGCCTGCCAAAAAGCAGCGCTGGGCTCGCAACGCGAGTTGCTCGACCAGCCTCCATTGCAAACGTGAGAGGTCCTGTGCCTCGTCAATGATCAGCACCTCCAGGTTGGGCAGGCGCCCGGGGTCCATCAGCACTTGCTCAAGCAGGTCCGTGAAGTCCAGCAGGCTGCGGCTGGTCTTGTAGTGTCGGTATGCACGCTCGACGTATTCGAAGTGAAACCACTCGATCTCCATCTGCGACTGGTTGTAGTGGGTACGCAGGTCCAGGCCCTTGATCCGTGCAATGTTGATCTCGTTAAGGATCGGGTTGTCGGCCTTCACTGCAAACTCTTCCTCGCCGTTCTCAACAGCCAGCTCGATGCCGGCCTCCAGGGCGAACTCTTTGTAGTGCTCGGGGGACATCATGTCTTTGGTGCTGATGCCAAGGCACCGGTAGGCCAGGCTGTGTAGCGTTCTGAACCAGGGGAAGTCCGTCTCGGGTTTGAGGTGCGGGAACTTCTGAATGGCCCGGTCGCGCGCTTCGGTGGCCGCCTTCTTGGTGAAGGCGAAGTAGCCGATCTTGGTAGGGTGGACCTGCTTTTCCAGCTCGATCTCAACGACACCCAACAGGAATGTCGTCTTGCCCGAGCCAGGAGGTCCGAAGACTTTTGTAATATTCACTCTTCTGCTCTCCATTCGTCCTGGGTCCATACCAGCACAGGCGTGCCGTCCCCCACATAGGCGCCTTCGATGTTGAACTCGATGAACTCGCGCGCTTGCTCGGCAGTCATGCCATCGCGCTTTATCAGGTTCTCGCGAATCTTTTCAGCGTCGTACACCAAAATGTCGCAGAGGCCATTGTTTCGCCAGACCATCGCAGGGCCAATGATTGCGTTGTCGTGATCGTCAATTTTTAACATCAGAAGGGACTCCTCTGGGTGCGTTGTTCTGGGGTGTCGAAAGGTGCGTCTTGGCGGCTGAACCGGGGGATGCGCCAGCAGCGTGCCGCTCGGTTCTTCAAGAAGAGGCTTATGGGTTCTCCGCCCAAGTCACGAATGCGCTGGGCCATCTTGGGGGCGGTCATGCCCTTGAAGTTGTTGCGTGCCAGGTGCGCTTCCAGGTCCTTCATGCGGAAGTAAGTCTTGGCCTCGTCCTCATCCGTCCAGGGGCGGCCCATGAGGATTTCGTCACGGTCCATTGCTTGCTGCAGGTGCGTGCAAAACTCTTCGAGCAGATCGTTGAAACGGCCGGTGATGCTGGTGTCTTCGCTGGCTTCGGTGATTTGCTCTGTCTCTACCATTTCCTTGAGCAGCGCATTGAGCAATTGCTCCCAGTCTTGCTTGCGCAATGTGGGCGGCAGCAGATTGAGCTTCTCAACACAGGCCTTTTGGAATGCAGCCTGGGCAAAGAGGCTCTCAGTATCAAGCTCGATGCGTTTGCCGTTGATGTCGAGGAACCACAGCGGCGGTTCGCTGTTGTACTTGGACAGTGACGACATCTGCGGCGCATCTGGCCCGTGGGCCCCGATCCCGTGTTTGCGGGTCCTGCACAGCCCGCTGTTGCAAAAGCTGTTGAGCGGCGCGTCCTTGCACTTGTAGCGGTAGTCTTTCTTGTGCAGCTGCTTGATGATGATTTGCAGCTCGTTGTTAGGCAGTGGCGGGGCCACGTACTTGAAGTTGTGCTCGGACAGTGCGTTGTCCCAGTTCACCGGGTGCACCTTCTTGAGGTAGATGCCGATGTTAAAGAGAGCATTGTTCCGTGTGCCTTCTGGCACGCCTTGGGAGCACAGGGCTTGCAGACAGGGTGGGCCGTCCTTGATTGGATGGTCTGGCTGCTTGGGCTCCTCTGGAAACTTGAGCTCTGTGGGCTGCACCCACTGGTCGTACAGGCCATAGAACTCTTCCAGCGTTGCTGCCGTGCCATCGTCCTTGATGGCATAGCGCATTGTCTGGTCACCACCGAAGTACGGCAGATTGAGGAAGTTGCCCGTGTCGCCACGGTCAACCAGGATTTCAGCTTGCTTGGGAAATATCTCTCGGCCGGCTTCGCCCAGGAGGGCTGCACCGGCCTTGAGAAACCGCTGCATTTCAGCGGCGGGGATGGGTTCTTTGACAAACAGGAAGACGTGCGCGCCACCTGACTTGCTGCGACACACGACCATTGGCAGCTCAAGGCTGCGCACTTTCTTTATGAGGCCCGTGTGGTCCAGTGGATACTGGTCAATGTCAATACAGCCCCAGATGCAGGTGTTATCCGCCCGGATCGGGATAATTCCCAGACTCGGCTCAGCACCTTCCAGGTGTTTGACCCACAGGTCGTCAGTCGGTGGCTTGCGCACCACGACGGCCTTACCTGCCTGCTTTCCGTCCCCTCGTGAGGATTCGATTTTGTATGTTCCATAGGCGATGTCCAGGCCGGAAAAGATCGCTTTGAACCTGGTGATGTCGGTCATTTCTTCTTTCTAATGAAGGTGGGGCCTACTCATGCAAGACGGGGCGCCCGTGTATCGCCTCCCAGGAGCTACCTGGAGTGACTCAACTATCAGTTCGCCTCGCACTTTCGGCCCCGAAAATCAGAAGGGAGCGGGTCCGTTGCCGGGAGCACCAGCCTCGCTTTCGTGTTTTACTTTGACATCACCCGCACCGACCGACTGTGCAAATGACTTGGCAGCGATATAGATGTCCGCACTAGAGACGTCACCAATGCGCTGAATCTCCCAACCAAACCACTTGCCCTTGTCGTTGGACTCGGCCACAGTGGTCAGGCTGTACATCTGGCTGAACATCGGAGGGGTGAACAGGCCGTTCTTACCCGTCATCTTGACGCTTTGCATCATGCTGTTCCACTTGCGGCTCTTCTTGAGCTGCGTGGACTTCATGGTAATCAGCGCCGGCTCGGGAACACCGTCTGCATTGACCAACATCACGTAGTAATTCGCGGTGTTCTCAATGTAGTTGCCGTTGTCCAGGTAATCCTTGTTGTCGCCAGGCTCTTTGTGAGTCTGCGACAGGATGTCGCTGGTTGCCGGGTAGATGTGCACGGGTGCACCGCTGCCCTGGCCGCGAGGGGCCCATTCGATGTATTGACGCACGTAGGCGCACGGGACGACCGTGACGCCCTTCTTGCCGTCGTAGAGCTCACCCGTCACCGAGTTGAGGATCATGCCCGGCAGTGCGCCGTCCACTTCCCCTACCTCAGGGCTGGTGCTGGTCAGCAGGCGCAGGAAAGGCAGTGCGTAGTCCTCCTGCGTCATGCCGTCAAAGCCGGCGTTAGCGTCCTGTTCCAGGTCGCTCATGATTGCCAATGCAGAGTTGGTCTTCTGTTCTGCGATCTCGTTCTTAGCCATTTTTCAGTTTCCTTGATTACTTGGTTTTGATGATTGCTTTTTGGCCAATGAATACGCCAAATAGCTCGGTATCGACGGTTTGACCCTTTTCGATACGCTCTTTCACCCAGGCCTTGAGGGTCTGGGGCTCGATCTTCTCGGTTTGCTCGGCAGGGTAGCCTTGCTGGCCCAGAAGCTGGAGGAGGCGTGAGCACAATTCGTCCTCGTTACGGCCGAATCGCACGCTCACGGTGTTTTTGATGATGTCGTCAAAGCCGTTGTCGCGTAGCCATTGGTACGCTTCCGCCTGACGGGCCTTTGGAATGCTCGCTCCGTAGAACGGCTTGATGTCAATGCTGCTGCCATCTTCCATGACGAACTTCTTCATCCCTGATTCGGCCATGGCCTCGGGGATGGTCTGCTCGGTGAGCTTGCGGTACTGGTCAGATTTCTCTGCCACAGTGCGCTCCAGGTCTTCCAGCTCTTTTTCCAAGAGCTTGGCACGCTTGGCAAGGCCCGCGATGCCTGAAACCTGGTCATCGGACACCTTGAGGGCGCCCGCGTCATCTTCAAATAAAGTCGTAAGAGTCATCGATTTCTCCTTTCTTGAAAAGATCAACCTCCAGGGGGATGTAGCGTCTCTCACGCTTGTCCCACTTGAGGCACTTGAAGCGGCCGTTGTTTTTCGCGGCTGCTACTGCACAGGTAATACCTATTGCAGAGGGGTCACCAATGAGAAGCAAGAAGTCCTCATCGGTAAATTTTTCCAGCTTGCGCTGGATTCGGCGTACCGTAGGTACAACTGAGAAAGCGATTTGGGCATTGGGCGGCAGAATGGTTTCAATCTGGCCGTAGTCCAGGGCGCTTGCAATGTTGTGCTGGGTAGTCTCCGAGACGACGTAGACTTTAGGCACGTGAATTTCTCCTTTCTGAATTCGAGCGACCAGTGTACACTATCTTTTCAGGGCATTGCAACCCCCTGCAAGAAAGAGAGAACACATGGATCAATTCCTATCGACCTACCCCTTCAAGAACAAGCCTTTCCTTCACCAGCAGGCTTACCTTCAGCGCTTCTGGGAAGACCCAGTAGCAGCGCTCTTTGCCGATATGGGCACAGGCAAGAGCTTCATGCTGATCAACAACGCGGCCATGCTCTACGACAAGGGCAAGATCAATGGGCTGCTGATCGTAGCGCCCAAGGGGGTGTATCGTAACTGGTACGACACCGAAATCCCTAAGCATTTACCCGAGCATATCGTCTACCGCATGGCCATCTGGTCCGCCAGCCCACGCAAAGCCGAGCAGCGGGCGATGGACGAGCTGTTCACCGTCACAGAGGACCTCAAAATCCTGGTGATGAACATCGAGGCCTTTAGCACTGCCAAGGGCACTGCGTACGCCAAGCGTTTCCTGCTGGTGCACAACGCGATGATGGCTATCGACGAGAGCACCACCATCAAGACGCCCACGTCCACCCGCAGCAAAAACACCGAGAAGGTGGGCCGTGGTGCGCGGTTCAGGCGGATCATGACGGGCTCCCCGGTCACGAAGAGCCCGATGGACCTATACCAGCAGTGCGCTTTCCTCTCAGATGGCTGTCTGAACACCAGCAGCTACTACGTTTTCCAGGCGCGTTACGCTGTGACAGTGGAGCGCCAGCTCAACACCCACAGCTTCAAGCAGATCGTTGGATATAGGCGCCTGGACGAGCTCAAGGAAAAGCTCGACCGCTTCGCGTTTCGCGTGAAGAAGGAGGAGTGCCTGGACCTGCCCGACAAGCTCTACGTCAAGCGCGAGGTGGACCTCACTGACGAGCAAACCAAGGCGTACAACGAGATGAAGACGCTGGCCCTGGCGCAGATTCAAGGCGGCCTGGTAAGCACGGTCAACGCCCTCACGCAAATCATGCGCATGCACCAGATCGTCTGTGGCCACGTGAAGATGGACGACGGCACTGTCATGGAGCTGCCTAACAACCGCATCAAAGAGTTGCTCAATGTGATCGAGGAGACGGATGGCAAGATCATCATCTGGGCCAACTACCGGCACGACATCGAAGCGATCAAGCTCGCCCTGTCAAAAGAATACGGCATGAATGCAATTGGCACGTATTACGGAGACACTGATGGCGATGAGCGCAAGCGGGTGCTGGAGGAGTTTCAGAAGCCTGACAGCGAGATGCGCTTTTTTGTCGGAAACCCCAGCACGGGAGGTTACGGCCTGACGCTCACAGCGGCGGCCACAATGGTCTACTACAGCAACAGCTTTGACCTGGAAAAGCGGCTGCAGTCCGAGGACCGTGCACACCGCATCGGCCAGACAAAGAACGTCACCTACATCGACCTAATTGCGCCTGGCACGGTGGACGAAAAGATCGTCAAGGCGCTGCGCGACAAGATTGACATTGCAACCCAAGTTCTTGGAGAGGACCTCAAACAATGGCTCATCTGATCCCCTGGTCGTACCAATTCGGGTACAAAAAACTTGAAAGAGTAGACACGTCGTCAGGACGTGTCTACAAAACCGAGGATTCTGTACATGTCCCGTCGGTGACAACCATCCTGGACAAGACCAAGGACAAGGACTTTCTGAACTCCTGGGTGGCGCGCGTCGGGCAGGCAGAGGCGGATCGGATCAAGAACCAGGCGGCCTACATTGGCACGAACATGCATGCAACGCTGGAATGCATCTTGACAGGCGAGCCAATGAAGTTTGGTACGGACTGGCAGGCCATGAAAGGACACAAAATGGCCTTTACCCTGGCCGATGCGTACTTCAGGCAGCTCACCGTGATCTACGGCTCAGAGGTGAGCCTGTCTTACAAGGACCGCTACGCCGGCACGACTGACCTGGTGGCAGAGTACCGTGGGCGCCTGGCAATTGTCGACTTCAAGCAGTCAATCCGGGCCAAAAAACACGAGTACATCACCGATTATTTCCACCAATTGGCGGCCTATGCGATTGCCCACGACGAGATGTACGGGACGAACATCGACTATGCCGCAGTGCTGATCTCCGTACAGGACGGCACGACCCAGGAGTTCACCACCACCGGCCGAGAATTTCAGGGATTCAAGGACCAGTGGATGGAGCGGGTTGAGACTTACTCCAAGTTGCGCAGCTTGTAGATCGTGCGCAGGAGTTCTTCCTTCTTGATTTACCCTTGTGCTGGTTGTGCGGGCTGCTGCCCCTGTTGGGATGCCATAGCCCCGATTGAATCAAACGGGAACAGTTGCTGGAACATGGCCCGTGAGTCGCTGGTCGGTGCACCACCACCAGACTGCGGAGCAGCGCTTGACTGCTTGCCCATGCCTGGCACACCGCGCGTGTTTGGTGCAGGAGGCAACATGCGAAGTTGGCGCGCTGCTTGCCCCTGAGGAGTCACGGCAGGTTGAGGACTCTGCTGCAGCTGCTGTGGACGGGGCTCTTCAGGCGAGACATAGTTTAGAGCAGGCGTTACAGCGCTTCGGCCCACGGCAAAACCCATTTCCCCGAGCTTGTCCAAAAGCCGGTTGTAAATGCTGACCTGCTGCTTGGAGGTCTTGCCCTTCTCCAGGAGCAGAGCCATCATCTCGGGGTCCTTGGACGCTTTCTCCAGAACTTGGCGCACGCTTGCATTGGGCAGCGCGTCGAAGATTTGACGCACAGCTTTGGAGCCCGCAGACATGGCAATCAGGTTGTTGGAACCCCCGGCCGCCTGGCCAATGGTCGAGCCCACGCTACGAAGTGCCAAGTCCGTCACGGCATCTGCCCCCTGGATGAGATTCTCCATGGGGATGCCGTTCTTCAAGGCCGTTTCAACACGGACCATCGGATCAATCAGACGCTTCAAGTTCTGCATCTCACTGGCCGTCATGGCCCCGCTGGAGCGCAGTAGATTGACAATGGACGGCTGGTTTCTTGCCAGGGGCTCAAACAGGGCGCTGTTGTAGGCCGAGATGCTGAATCGGTCTGCCATGCCACCGGCCTTGGTGTAGGCATAGTCCAACACAGCAGACTTCAGTCCGTTGACGGCATCCGGGCCACTGGCCTGGGCCAGTTGAACAATCCGAGTGAGGTTCTTGACGGGGAAGTTGCTGTTCAATACGTCGCCAATCACCTGCGTGGGGTTCTCTGACGACAGAACCTTTGCAAATGCGGTCTGATCACGGATGGTGTTTGCCATCACGTTGTTTTCTTTCCGGACTTGCAACAACAGGTTCTGAGCGTGCGTGGCATCGCGCAAGTCACCCATGATCCCGAGTTTTTCCAGCATCGGAGAAAACTGCTGTGCGAACCGCGTCAGTTTGGCCGTGTTGAGCTTTTGAACGTAGGCCCCTTTTGCCTGGTCGTAAGTCGTCTCAATCGCCTCGCCGGCCAGCAGTCTCAACACCCGGTTCTGCGCGTCCTGAATGGAGGCAACCTTGTCGTTTGCCATCTCAGCCATGGGCTTGAGGTACTTCGCGTAGGTGCTGTTCTTGCCATACTTGGCGACAGCATCGTCGTACTGCGTACGCATGAACTTGACGGCATCTTCGACCTGCTCCATGCGCTGGATGGTGACGTCGGCATTGTTGCCAAACGCACGCATGACCAGAATCTCTGCCGGGACGCGCTCAGCACCTGCCTTGGTCATGTCGCCAGTCTCGGAGGCGGTCTTGGCAAACGTGCGAGTAAACACGTCGTTCAATGACTTTGAGAACGAGCGAGCAGCATCAAAAAGCGGGTTCTTGACCGAGCTCAGGTCAGACAACATGCCCTCGGCGATGCGAGAGTAAAACTCTGCATTGTTGATGTCACCTTTGCCCGCAGCTTCGCGCGCCATCTTCAGCAGTTCCGAACGGTAATTCACCAGTTCGTTGATCGGCACGTCCTTGCCTTTTGGCATGAATGAGGCTGGAATAGCCCCAGTGTCAACAAACTCCTGGGTATTGCGCCCGGCCTTGTATCTTTGAACAGTAGCCTGGTCGACGCCAAAGGCATCCATGATCTTACGGACAGCGCTTGGCACTGCCTCGTCATACAGCGCCTCACCCACATTGGCGGCGCGATCCATGAAAGTTTGGATGGTCGAAGAAGGCCTCAAAGACGGAGTTACCAGGCGAGTTTCGTCCACAGTCCTTCTAACCGGAACATTACGGAAACGATCCCAACCTACGTCAATAACACTGCGAACGGTTTTGGACGTAGGCTTTGTCAATTCATTGATTGCGGCCGTCCACAGCTCGCTTTCAATGGTCCGCGCTTCGCGAAGCGCCATCTCTGTGTCGGCTTTCACGATGCTGCCGATCTGGCGGCGCGCGTCGGGCGTGTCCTTGGTGATGCGCGCAATCTTGGCGGCTGCATCGGCATCCGCCTTGGCCAGTCGTCCATCCAGCACCGCTTGGAACTTGTTCTCGCGTAGTTGTGCGGCAATACGAAGGGACTCCGGGTTGCCGATGCGCTGCAGATTTTCGATCAGCAACTCATACGCATCCATTGCCGCAGTGCCCTGTCTGCCGATTTGACCACCAAACTCGGCGCTGCTCTTGCCAAGGGAGGTTTCCAGGTCCATCAACGTCTGACTGCCCGACTTCTGGGCGGACGACGGAAGCACGCCAGGCGGCAGTTGTGCGCGCAGCGCCGCAATCAGGGCGGCAGGGTCTTCCTTGTTCTTTTCCAGGACGTTGGCCAGGATATCAGCGGCCCTGGTCTCCGAACGAGAGGCGTTCCCTGCAATGGCGCCCTTTGCCGCCTGAAGTCCCTGAAAAGCCAGGTCAACCCCAGACAACAAAAGACGCGATGGAGTGAATATGCCGGCAGCCAGTTCCGCACCCAGGCGTGCTCCAGTGTTTCCAGGGAGGTATGACTCAGCGCCCCCACCGGCTACGCCCATAGAACCTGCGGTGAGGCCCTCAGTTGCCATGAAAGTGGCCGGGTTACGTCGGGCAGCCTCTCCGTAAGCAGAAAGGAACCGTGAGACGCGGTTCCCGGTCATCACAGGCAGGCCGAAGGCTGCCGGTGCGCTGGCGATGGACGAACCAAAGGTCTTACCGCCTTCGCGGTAAGGCACCAGGTCTTCACGCGGTACGGCGGGGAACCAGCGATCCAGTTCCTGTCCAAACAGGTATCCCGCACCGGCACCGAAGGCCGTAGTTGCCAAAGGAATCGCAGCGGCAAACAACGGGCTTATGACCGGGGCCGCAGCAGCGGCCATAGGCATGCCCAAACGCAGCCCAGCGACGGCGCCTGCAACAACAGGCGTGTCTCGCGCTGCGCCTTGAACTGCGCCAGTTCCAACTTCCTTGACGCGTTCCATTGCCGAGGGACGAGCGTCCTCCAGGAAGTCAGGCGCAGGAATAGTTGGTTGCTCCTTGAAAGGCTCTGTCACAATCTTGGGTAATGGCACACCCATTACAGTTTGTCCGCCCTCAAAACGGGTCGGAACATCCTCCAAGAAGGAAGATGTGTCAACAGGTTTGGTGTTATCTTCTGCCATTATTTAAACCCTCACTGCTGCGGCGCTTTCACCCGTTTCAGCTGATTTCCCTGCCAGAGTATTTCAGTGCCTGCCGCGTACCTGCGAGCTTCGGCTTCAGTGTACACAGCAGGTGGCAATCCAAGCTCAGCGTAAATCTTACGGTAGTTCATTGCACGCTGTCGAGCCTCGGTACGCTGATCAGCAGTCAACTTCGGCCGCCCCTGGGTGCCATCAGACAGTGCCTGCTGGTCCATTTCCTTGATGCCCTCTAGCAGCGACGTGCCAAGTGCAATCAAGCGCGTACCGTAGACGTCCGGATCGGTGAAGACGGAAGGCTTGATGTTGATTACGCCCGCAAGGCGCTCCTGCTCCTTCACGCTGCCTGCGGTGCTCTTTAACAGAGCCTCAATCAGGCGCTCGGCCTTGAGTTCGGCGTTCTGACGAGCCAGCGTGAGCTCTGCCATCGGATCACCAAGACCGGGGATTTTGGAGAATGTTGCAAGGCCCGCTGCCACGGGACCCGCAACATTAAAGCGGTCCTTCCACAACGATGTGTCAGCAGTAGCGGGGGCCCGACCCTGTTGAGGAACCACGGCGCCACCTTCTGCCGGTGCAGCACCAGGGGCACCAGGGGCACCAGGGGCAGAACTTGTCGTACCCGCCGTCGGGGCACTTTCCACGCGAACAGCAGAACCACTGGGGGCCAAGGACGGCGTTGGCGCCACGGTGAATCCGCCCTTCTTACGGGCTGCTTCAGCGTCATTCACAAAGGCCGGAAGCGTGGGGACAATCTGCACGGTGTACGGCATCTTGCTGTCCGGATCAATCCGAGTCTCGGTGCGGGGCGTCCTGAGCTTTGTGATGGCCGACGAGATTAGATTGGTCTCAACGTCATTGGTTTTGCCATCGGCATAACGAGACATCATGTTGGGCATGTTGACGATATTCCACTCCCAATCGCCTTTGCCAAAGATCGACGAGCCAAGGCCCTTGATCTTCTCGGCCTGCATGCGAGCATCAGCCTTCAGAACTTCCTTGAAGAGGTCAGTTTTGCGCTTGAGCAGCTCAGTATTCTGAGCCACAACCTGGTCAATATCCTTCTCACCCTGTTGGAGTGCCAACGCCTTGATCTGGCGGTCAATTTTGTCCATCGACTCAATGTGGCGACCCATTGCAGTGGGGAGTGTCTTGACGGCCCCGGCAAGACGGGATGCAAAGCCGCCACGCAGGCGTCTTCCGCCCTCATCGGTGTTGGCTGCAAATCCAAACGCACGCTGACCCAACTCAAACAGCATCTGAGCCTCTGCCATGCCCTTGTCCGCTCCCATGAGCTTTTGGTACTCAGGAAGACGGCTTTGCACCCTGGATTCAAGGGTGGGGACGGCGGTAGGTTGCTGCGAGATCAGACTTGAGACGTTCGCTTTTGCTGCATTAACCAGTTCTGGCGAATACGCCAGCAAAGGACCCTCTGAAGCGGTTTGATCTGTGGCAGGGGTCACGCCGCTTTCATCGGACCCTACCTGAAAATGTTGGACGTACCCGCCACGGGCCATGGCCACGGGGGGTTGATCAGACGGAGGCATCCCACCAGGAGCAGCACCAGGAGCGCCGCCGCCCATGCCAGCCATCAATGAGGCAATGCCGCCATCTGCGGGAGGCGGGGGAGCGCCACCGCCTCCAGGCATGGGAGGCATGCCTGGGGGAGGAGCACCGGGTGCAGCACCAGGGGCGCCGCCAGGGGCAGCACCCATCATCGGGGGCTGTGGTCCTTGGGCCATGGGCTGTGATTGGGGCAGCGCGCCAATGCCGCCACCGCCTTGCTGTGCAAGGATCGGCTGCAACATCGCCAGCACTTGCTCAGGCGTCTCGGTTGCGGCCTTGTATCCAACGAGGTCAGCCAGTTCGTCGCGACGAGCGTCGAGAGAACGCATGTCGCCCCGCAAGTTGTTCATGAGGATTTCAGGCGAATTGGGACGACGTTCCATCATGGTTTCTTCGTCATCGTCGCCCTCATCGTCGCCCTCATCGGCCATGGAATCCATGAATCCTTGCATGATCCCGATGTTTTCGACGTCGTCGTCCATTATCTTATTTTTCATAGCCACCTCTTAGAAAAGGCCCGTACGACCTGTCGACCCGCCCATTTTTTGCATGGGGCTATTTTGCTGCATGTTCTGCTGCTGCATTGGTTGCTGCATGTTCTGCTGCTGCATTGGTTGCTGCATGTTCTGCTGCTGCATTGGTTGCTGCATGTTCTGCTGCTGCATTGGTTGCTGCATGTTCTGCTGC